ACCTGAACCTGCGCACGGTCCTGACCCTGGCCGACGGCGAACGACTGGACATCAACCCCGATAACAGTTGGCAGGTGATCTATGCCGTTTGAAACCCCTTCGCTGCCGGTGCTGATCAAACGCACCCAAAGCGACCTGGCCGGCGACTCGCTGCGCCAGTCCGATGCGCAAGTGCTGGCCCGTACCCTCGGTGGCGCGGCTTATGGTCTGTACGGTTATCTCGACTGGATTGCCGAACAGATCCTGCCCGACAAGGCCGACGAGTCGACCCTTGAACGCATCGCCGCACTGCGCCTGAACCAGCCACGTAAACCCGCGCAAGTCGCCACCGGTAGCGTCAGTTTTACCGCTACTGCCGGCGCGGTGCTCGACGCCGATACGCTGCTGCAAACCAATGACGGCCGCACCTACAAAGTCACCGCCGCGCGCACCACGGCCAATGGCAGCAACACCACCACGATTGCCGCGTTGGATGCCGGCAGCCTCGGCAATGCCGACGCCGGGCTGGCGCTGACACCGGTGCAGCCGATTGCCGGTGTGGTCGGTAACAGTTTTGTGGTGCTGGCACCGGGACTCAGCGGCGGTGTTGCGCGGGAAAGTCTGGAGTCGCTGCGCTCGCGGGTGATTCGTTCTTACCGCGTGATTCCCCATGGCGGTTCGGCCAGCGACTACGAGACCTGGGCACTGGAAGTGCCGGGCGTGACCCGCGCCTGGTGCCGTGGTGGCTTGCTCGGGCCGGGCACCGTGACGGTATTCATCATGCGTGACGAAGACCCGCAACCGGTGCCCAACGATGAGCAATTGGCGGAGGTTCAGGCGTACATCGAACCGCTGCGTCCGGTGACCGCGGAGGTGCACGTGCAGAGGCCGATTCAGGTGCCGGTGGTGTATCGCTTCAAGAGCGTCAACCCGGACACCAGCGCCGTGCGCGCTGCGGTTGAGGCGCAACTGCGCGACCTGCACAACCGCGAGGCCGATCTGGGCGTGCCGTTGCTGATCAGCCATATCCGCGAAGCCATCAGCAGCGCTGGCGGTGAGTACGATCACACGCTGACCGCGCCGGCCGCTGACGTGCCTGCCGGGCAAAGCGAACTGCTGACCTTTGGAGGTTGCGTATGGGGGGCATAAGAACCGCCGCGCAATATCAGGCGCAACTGCGCGCCTTGCTGCCCAGTGGCCCGGCGTGGGATCCGGAGCGCGTGCCGGAGCTGGAAGAAGTGCTGCAAGGCGTCGCCGTCGAACTGGCGCGCCTCGATGCCCGCGCCGCCGACCTGCTCAACGAGATGGACCCGGCCGGCGTCAGCGAACTGGTGCCGGACTGGGAACAGGTGATGAACCTGCCCGACCCGTGCCTGGGCGCCACACCGCTGTTCGACGACCGCCGCCTCGCCGTACGCCGGCGCTTGCTCGCGGTCGGCAGCCAGGCTGTCGGTTACTACATCGACATCGCCAAAAGCCAGGGTTACCCCAACGCGACCATCACCGAACTCGAAGCCCCGCGCATGGGCCGCTCGCGTTTCGGTTCGGCGCATTGGGGGACGTGGGAAGCACAGTTCATGTGGACGCTCAACACCGGCGGGCGCTTGTTGCTGGGTCGGCGTTTCGGCGCGAGCTATTGGGGCGAGCGCTTCGGCGTCAATCCGGGCTCGGCACTGGAATGCCTGATTCATCGCAGTGCGCCGGCGCATACCAAGGTGCACATCAATTATGACTAGGGAGGAATGAGCCATGGATTATCCGAACAGTGTGCCCAGCGCCGGCTTGGTGAATGGGAAGTTTGTCGATGAGAACCCGATGACCGGAACCCCGGGGTCGCTGATTCCGGCGGATTGGGGTAACGGAGTTACCCAGGAAATTCTCAATGTGATCAATGCGGCGGGTCTGACGCCGGACGAGAAAAAATACGATCAGTTGCTGCAAGCGATTCAGTCGGTGACGGCCAAGGGCTGGAATCAGGATCTGGCGTTGCCGCTGGTGGCATTGCCGCTGCCGACGGTGGCCACCGCCGATGGTCGGTTGACGGTCAGCCCGGCTGCGGCATCCACCAGTGGTGGCAGGGTTTCGATAGCGGCGGGCACTTATATCAGCCTCGGTCAGGAAGTCGTGAATGGCCAGTTAGGTCGTTCGCGCACGTTTGTGACGTCGGCCTGGAGCAGTGCGGATCTGTTGCCCAGCAGCCATTACTTTCTACGCGCGCAAGTCTCTGGCGGTGCGCTGACGTTCTACGTGCAGCGTGGCAACATCCATGACGTGACGCCCGAGTCGTTGAAAGGAACGGTCAACGGTGCCGCCGGTGGCGGCTTCCAGTCGACGGCACTGGACATGTGCCTGGCCTGGATCGTGACCGGCGCACCGGGCTCGGTGCCCACGGTTCGAACCATCTACAACCGTGCGCGCTTGACCTGGACTCAGACGGTCAACGGCACGGGCGCGATTTTCCTGCCGCTGGATCCTCATGCTCGTTCTGCACGATTGGTTGCCGGCAATCCAACGCCGTCCTCGACGGCAGTGACATCGGTTGCCTTTCCGTCAACGGGATGGGCGGGCGGTAACTATTGCTTCCTGTCGCCCATGATTGCTGGCAGCTCCAATAACGCCGGTGGCTGGAACCCCGCAACGGTTTCCCCTTGTGTGTTGTTCACCAACAACATCGTTAACGACGTGACGGTTTCAACGCTGGCCGCCAGTTTCGATCATGCCAATTTGCGCTCGCTGTGGCAGTGCTATCAGGCAGAGCACAACCTTGGTCAGTTGAACGCCGAGAGTGATGAGTTGTTGCTGAGTATGGGTATCAAGAGTCATCCGGTCACTGATTACAGCGTCGGGATTGCGATCAACTTTGCCGATGCCGTCAACGTCCAACTGTCGTGGGAGCTTATTCGATGATCGTGATTCAGGAACTTCATCAGTTCGACGGCGAAATGCGCCTTCCTCAACCTTCTGCCGCCCATGACTGGGACGGTGTGGCATGGGTTCTGAACGCAGACAAACAGACTGAATTGAATGCGCAGGAAGTTGAACAGATTTGCGTCAAAGTTGACGCCGCTGCCGACAGCACTCGCATCGCATTGGCCGGCGACCCGCTCAAAGCCATGGAATACGCCCAGGCCGCCGCCGACGCACAGGCCTATCAGGACGCCGGTTACCCGAAAAAGGAAGTGCCGCTGTCGGTCGCCGCGTGGGTGGTCAAAGGACGCACTGCCAAACAAGCCGCCGAGCAGATTCTGAGCAAGGCCGATCAACTGACCGACCATCTGCTGGCGCTGCGTACGCTGCGCCTGAAGGCCAAAGCGCAGATTCGCGCACAGGCTGCCAAGGGCAACATGGATCTGGCGCGCAGCGCTGGTGACGAAGCTTTGGTCGCCATTCGCGAGTTGGCCAACGGCCTTTCCGGCTAAGCCGAAAACCTTCATTCAGCGTCACCCAGGCCCACTTCGTTGTGGGCTTTTTATTTTCAGAAAACGGACCGTGGACAGGCACGCAGAAGACGCTGTGTCGACGCCGGTCATTTGTCATTTCAAAGGAACGAACAACCTATGGATTATCCAAAAAGCGTCCCCAGCGTCGGCCTGGTCGATGGCCGCTTCGTCGATGAAAACCCGGTGGCGGGTACGCCGGGGTCGTTGATTCCGGCGGTGTGGGGCAACAGTGTGACTCAGGAGATTCTGAGTGTGATTACTGGTGGTGGGTTGGTGGCTTCCGAGGCGGATACCGGGCAGTTGTTAAAGGCGATTCAGTCGATTGTTGGCAGCGCTAGTCCGATGCGTTCGGTCATTACTCGGGTTGGCACGTCCAGGTCATTGGCCATTGAAGAGCTGGGCCTGGTTCTGATCGATGCCGGGGCCGGTGCACTGAACGTCAGTCTGCCGCCGGCCAATACCAGCCTTGGGGTGCGCGACATCATTGTGCGGCGTGTCGATAACAGCGGTAACCGCTTGGTTGTGAGAAGTTCAACCGGCGATGTGATCAGGTTTCACACCCATTTGAATGCTGCGGGCTATCCGTTTCTCGTGTTGATGGGCGCCGGTGACTGGTGGCATTTACGCAGCGATGCAGCGGGCAATTGGTGGCCGGTCGGTCGTCTGGATGGATCCTCACTCGGCTACATAGCCTTTGAAACCACACTGGCTGTACTGCCCGGTGGCTATGCCGCGCTGAATGGTTCTTTACTGAATCGCTCGGAATGGCCTTGGCTCTGGGATCACGCGCAGCAGTCAGGCATGTTGCGTTCCGAGGCGGATCGAGGCGGTGCGTGGACGCCTGGAGACGGCGCCACCACTTTTCGCCTGCCAGAAGCCCGTGGTGAATTTTTGCGCGTTCTGGCCGAAGGCGGTTTGGTCGATTCCGGTCGTGCGGCGGGATCCTGGCAAAAAGGCTCTTTAGTTCAGGGCGACAATGGTATTGGCGACAATATTCTGTTTGCGACCCACATCAGTACCCAGAAAGCCCAGCTGGGTTTCGATATGGGCAACTACGTCGATTACGCGGGCGCCACCGTCAAATACATCACGCCTTCAGTGCCGGTTACGCCAATCACGGATGCTGATTTGCTGAACCACGGCGGTATCACGCGTCCTCGAAATATTGCCTATCCGGGTCGAATCAAACTTATCTGAGGTGCCCATGTTTAATTATCTGACTGATCATCTGGGATGTTTGACCGGCCCTGTCGAGTTTGATGTCACCCCCGGTCTTGGTGTTCAACTGCCGAGTAATGCCGTTCAACTTTCATTCGAGCTGCCGTCGCCCGAAAGCGGGCGAGTGTGGACACTGGTTAACAATGTTCCCCGAGAGCTGACAGACCGGCGTGGTGTGGTTTACCGCAAACATGATGGAGTCAGGCAAGTATGGACCGAACTGGGAGAGTTGCCTGACACCCTTACAACAGAGCCGTGGCCAGGGGAGTTCCATGTCTGGCGCGACAACGCCTGGCTATTGGATGAGCAGGCTCGCTTGGCGAGCGTAAGACAGCAATGCCTCGTTCAGCGCGACGCGTTGCTTCGCGACGCCGTGCTGCGCATCGCGCCCCTGCAATATGCCGAAGACATCGGCGATGCCAGCCATGACGAACAACTGCTGCTGATCGAGTGGAAGCTCTACAGCGTCGAGCTGAACCGTATCGAAAAACAGGCCGGTTTCCCCGATGAAATTACCTGGCCAGTCGCACCCGGCACGGCCATAGCCAACTGACTTCAGCACAGGGAACAGTGCAATGGACTATCCAAAAAGTATTTCCGGCGTGGGGCTGGTCAACGGCGGCTTCGTCGATGAAAACCCGGTGGCTGGCACACCGGGGTCGTTGATTCCGGCGGTGTGGGGCAACAGTGTCACACAGGAGATTCTCAACGCAATCAAGGCCGCCGGATTGACCCCGGATGAAGCCAAAACCGATCAACTGGCCACCGCAATCGGTGCACTGGTCGACTTCAACAAACTGAAAAATACCCCAACCACGTTGGCCGGCTATGGCATCACCGATGCAGTGGGACGGTTGCTGGCGGTCAGGCAGTTCGAATCCGTCGGTATCACGCTTTACAAACCCCATCCCCGAGCGAAACGCATACGTGTGCGCTTGGTCGGTGCGGGTGGTTCCGGTGGAGGCTGTGAGCCCGTCCCCGCCAATAATCACCGAATCGGTGGTGGCGGTGGTTCCGGCGCCTATGCGGAGAGTCTCTACGACGTGACCGCGCAAATGCTGGCTGGCGTGCCTGTGTCTTTGGGAGCTGGCGGCGCTGCAGTCAATACGACCGGGATGACCGGGGGCGGCGCTTCCTTCGGCACCTATATGAGCGCCGCTGGCGGTGCCGGCGGGCAAATCCTTTCATTCCCGGTGACAGCAACGACGGTCGGTTTCGTCATGGGCGGTGCTGGCGGACAAATCGTCACGGGTGGTGGTTTGGCCAACGCTCGTGGCACCCCAGGTGAGTTCGCGATGTACAACTTCAATTGGGGTGTGGTTTCCGGGGCCGGGGCTGCCAGCCAGTTTGACGGTGGTGGTACACGCGTAGGCGTCAATGGAAATGGCATCTCCGGCGGACGTGGTTCCGGTGGCAGCGGCTCCTGCTCGACAAATGCTTCCGCTTCCGTCGTCAGCGGCGCCGGCGGCAATGCCTTTTGCGAAATCTGGGAGTACGAATAATGGCCGTTTATGCACGGATCGAAAACGGCGTGGTTGTCGAACGGATCGACACCGGTGACTACGCAATCAGCCAACTGTTTGCTCCATCTTTTGTTGAGTCGATGGTGCGAGTACCGGAGGGGCAGGAAGTAGAAATCGGCGGGCCGATCAGCAAGTTGACAGTGGCTGTCGAACCACTGCCCGCGCAGCAAAGTCCGGTGATCCTCCAGGAGCCGGTTGCTGTAGACCAAGCGCCTGCCGCAGCGGAACGCAGCTGGCGTCAGGCATCCCTTTCAGCGACCGAATGGCTGGTCACTCGCCATCGCGATGAGCAGGAACTGGGGCGCGGAACCTTACTCAAGGCTGCGCAATACCTGGAACTGCTTGAGTACCGGCAAGCGCTGCGCGACTGGCCTGATTCGGCGTTTTTTCCCGCAGCGGATTCCCGACCGTCAGCACCGCTTTGGCTGGCCAGCGTGATTGGCTGAGGCCTGCGCACCCACTGTATTTCAATCAAGGAGATGAACATTGGATTATCCCAAGAGTGTGCCCAGTGTCGGCCTGGTCAATGGCCAGTTTGTCGACGAAGACCCGATCGCCGGTAAACCCGGCTCGCTGATCCCGGCGACGTGGGGCAACAGCGTCACGCAAGAGATTCTTAACGTTGTTCAGGCGGCCGGTCTGACGCCGAACGAGTCGTCGAACAATCAGTTGTTGGCGGCATTGCGCAGCCCGACATTGTTCACGACGGCGCCGCAGTTTGATGGTGGACGCTCGGCAGCAACGTCCGAGTTTGTGCAACGGGCGCTGGGCAGTTATGCCAGTACTCGCAGTATATCCACCGCCACCCAATTGACTCAGGCTGATGTCGGCTGCTCAATCGGTCTGGGCGGTAACGCGGCGTACACCGTTACGCTACCGGATGCCGCTGCGGTGCCGAACGGCGTCACGATCAGCCTGCATTGCCGTAACAGTGCGCCCGTCACGGTGGCCAGTAAAACCGGCACGCAGATCAGTCCGCAAGGGGCTTATCTGGCATCGATCGTTTTGAACAATGGTGAGAGTGCGAACTTTGTCAGAGAGTCCGGAGTGTGGGTGGTTTATGGCACTGCTGCGTTGAAGTACTCGGCGTTTGCGGCGCAACTCAATCCAAGCACTCAATTCGGCTATCAAAAATTTCCCAGTGGTTTGATCGTGCAGTGGTTGATCGGCGCATCTGACGTCAATGCAACCATGAGTCTGTCACTGCCCATCAGATTTCCTAATGCAGTCCTTGGTGGCGTGGCCAATGAGGCTTATCCCGGCGCCTGGGTTTCCAGCACCGGGACAATCTGGGGGTTCGATACCTCCGCATCATCCACTTCTGTAGCCGTTGCACGCGTCAGAGTGGCTGACGGAACAACTGTAAGACCGGGACCAGGCGTTTCCGGTCGAATTCTGGTTTGGGGGTATTAACGATGTCTATTTACTTTTACGCACAAACCCTGGGCTTTGATCGGGTCGACAGCGCACTTCCCGAAGTGCCTGAAGGGGCGGTGGAAATCACCGAAGCGCAATACGCCGAACTGTTTGCGGGACAAGCTGCCGGAAAAGTCATCAGCGCCAGTCACTCTGGCCAGCCTGTGTTGACCGATCCTCTCAATTCCCCGATTGCGCTGGCCAACCGTGAACGCGCATGGCGCAACCAGGTGCTTCAAAACACCCAATGGTTGGTGTTCCGCGATGCTGAAGAGCTTGAAGTGGGTGAGGGCACAACCCTGCGCGCCGAAGAGATCAAACAACTGCTCGCCTATCGGCAGGCACTGCGTGACTGGCCCAATGCTCCGGACTTCCCGGACACACGCTCGCGTCCGGTAGAGCCCGATTGGCTTGAAGGCTTGTCGTCCGTCTGATCCTATGAGGACTTAATGTGGATTACCCAAAAAGCGTTCCCAGCGTAGGGCTGGTGAACGGCAAATTCGTTAACGAAGACGTCGTCGCAGGATTGCCCGGATCCCTGATCCCGGCGACCTGGGGCAACAGCGTTACCGACGAGCTGTTGAACGTCGTCAAATCCGCCGGCCTTGAGCCGAGCGAAGCCGATGCAACCCAGTTGTTGCAAGCGGTGAAAAAACTCAGTCAGGCAGGTGAAGACAAACATGCCACTGACATCGGCGCGGCCAATCTCTACATGGCCAATTATGTGCCTGCCGTCACCGCATTGAAGGACGGCTTGGCGCTGCGCTTTACTGCCGGTAATGCCAATACCGGGGCGAGTACGTTTGCACCGAACGGCTTGATGCCCAAGCCGCTGGTCAGTCTTGCAGCGAGTGCGTTGCGCCCTGCCGAGATTGTCGGCGGTAGTGTGTGTTCGGTGGTGTACAGCGCAGCACTGGATAGTTGGGTGCAGGTGTATGCGAGTGGTGGCAATGCTGCAAGTGGCCGGCTCTTGGGGATCAGGACATTTACCGCGTCCGGCATCTATGTGCCAGCAGTGGGAATGAAGAACGTATGGGTCACCATCGTCGGCGGAGGTGGTGGCAGCTCGGGAATCGGTGCGACCAACTCTACCCAGGTTTCCCTTACAGGCGGTGGCGCTTCCGGTAGCTACGCACAAGCCTGGTTATCATCTGCCGCGATCGGGCAAAGCCAAATCATTACCGTGGGGGCTGGGGGCGCGGCGGGGGTTGTCGGCACAGGCGGAGGAAGTGGCGGTACAAGTTCGCTGGGTTCATTGGTTACGGCCACCGGTGGTGGCGGGTCTCCCTGGAATTCTCCGCTCACGCTTCCTGGATTCGGCTTGTATGTAGGTGGTTTTCCCAGCCAAACCTCAAGTGGCGGCAACATTGTCAATTCGGCAGGTGCGGCCGGCAATCCAGGGATGTGCCTCACCGGATCAACACTTGCCGGGCATGGCGCAAACTCACCGCTTGGCAGTGGTGGTTATGCGAGTAGCGTCGCATTGAGTGTGGCTGCCCCCGGTTCCGGTTATGGTTCAGGCGCGGGCGGGATCGCTAACACAACCAATCAGCCGGGTAGACCGGGCGCAGCAGGCGCTCCCGGTGCCGTGATCATCTACGAGTACGCCTGATGAAAACCTACGCACGCATCACCCAGAACACCGTGGTCGAACTCTTCTCCACAGACGGAAATATGGCCGAGATGTTTCATCCGGATCTGCTCTGGGTCGACATCACTGAAATCACTCCGGTACCGCAAATCGACTGGACCGCCCACTTCGGTACCCTCGGTTGGGTGTTCGACGTGCCCGAAGAAACTGCACCGGACAGCACCCTGAAAACTCTGGCAAAAAAATGGCTGACGGGCATTGGCCGTCAACCGTGATTGAATCGAGGCAATATCCAGGGAGGATCAAGCATTATGCAAATAACTGAAAACAACCTTATCGACATCATGCCCAACGCCCGCAGCCAAGCGGGCGTTTTTGTTTCTGCGCTCAACAGCGCCATGGCGCGCCGTCATATCGATTCGCCGAAACGTATCGCGGCATTCCTTGCGCAAATCGGCCATGAGTCAGGGCAACTGCGCTATGTGCGGGAACTAGGCAACAACCAATACCTGAGCAAGTACGACACGGGTACGTTGGCCTTGCGTCTGGGCAACACGCCGGAGGCTGACGGCGACGGGCAAAAATACCGAGGGCGCGGGTTGATCCAGATTACTGGCCGTTCGAACTATCGCCAGTGCAGCCTCGGTCTGTTCGGCGATGAGCGTTTGCTGTCCCTGCCCGAACTGCTCGAACAGCCGCAATGGGCTGCCGAATCCGCGGCATGGTTCTGGGAGCAGAAAGGCTTGAACGCACTGGCCGACCGCGACGAGTTCAACACCATCACCCGGCGCATCAACGGCGGGTTGAACGGGTTGCAGGATCGCCTGGAAATCTGGGCGCGGGCGAGGGCAGTGCTATGCCAATCCCCTGGCGAATGATCGGCATCCTGTTGCTGGGCGCTGGTGCGTTTGCCGGGGCGTGGCAGTTTCAGGAATGGCGCTACGGTCGGCAACTGGCCGAGCAGGCCCGGTTAAACGCCGAAACGCTTAATCAACTGACGCAGACCGCCGCCACCGCGCAACAGGCCGAGCAGGATAAACGCCTGGCGCTGGAGCAACGGCTGGCGACCAGTGAACAAACCCACTACCGAGCGCTGAGCGATGCCCAACGTGATCAGGATCGCCTGCGCGATCGTCTTGCCACTGCTGATGTGCGCCTGTCAGTCCTTCTCGACGCCAGCGACGCTACCCCAGGCTGCAACATGCCAGCCACCGCCAGCCCCGGCGGCGTGGATCATGCAACCGTACGCGCCCGACTTGACCCGGCGCATGCTCATAGAATTATCGCCATCACCGATACCGGCGACCGTGGACTGATCGCCTTGCAGGCGTGTCAGGCGTATGTCAGAGCGCTCGCGCCCGAACATTTTGAATGAGTCTGTGTATTGAAAGCGCAACCGGCTCGTGTACGGTGGAGGCATTCCACACGATCCGGAGCACGCCGTGAAAGAGATCACTCAACTGGCCGCCGACCTTGGCCGACGTCTGCAACTGCTCAATGCCCACGTCACCACTGCTGAATCCTGTACCGGTGGCGGAATTGCCGAAGCCATTACGCGGATCCCGGGCAGTTCGGCGTGGTTCGAGGCTGGCTACGTCACGTACTCCAATCGGCAGAAAACCCAGCAATTGAATGTGCCGACCGAGTTGTTCGAGTCGGTGGGCGCAGTCAGTCGCGAGGTGGTCGAGGCGATGGTGCGTGGTGCCCAGGACAAAAGCCTGGCGCGATTTGCCGTAGCCGTCAGTGGTGTGGCCGGGCCGGACGGCGGCTCGCCGAACAAACCGGTCGGCACGGTGTGGCTGGCCTGGGGTGTTGGCGAGACAGTTACCACTGAGGTTCAGCACTTCCCCGGCAACCGCGATGACGTCCGCCGACAAACGGTGAAGGCCGCGCTAGAGGGGCTCCTGCGACTAGCGGCACGAGAAATCGAAAATCAGGGGTAGGCGATCCGCGAACGCTGTGGAATAATACTGGCTACTT